GTCACGGTCGGGTTGTCGAGGTAGCCGGCTGCCCGACGTCGACCGTACGCCCAGTCGTTGGCAGCGTTGACACACTCGTCACCGAAGTCGGTGTCGGCCTGGTCGGTGAGCGTGCCGACGTACAGCTCGAGGTCTTCGAGCGTGATCCAGGTGACTTGTGCGACGAGCACACCGGTGACGGCGATCTCCGCGAACGTCTGCCCGTTGTCGGTGAACGTGACCTGCACTTCGCCGACGTCGATGCCGGTGAGCGTGTGGCCGCCGTCGACCTGGTTGCCCACGTTGTAAACGTGGACGTGTTCCCCGACGACGAGCCCGGCGACGCTGTCCAGGGTGAGCGTTACAACGTCGTTGTCGTCGCGTGCTGCGAACAGAACGTCATAGCTCACGGGTCAACGTCTCCGAGCTCGTCGAGGGAAGGGGATCAGATGAGCGACAGGGCGCCGTTGGCGAGGTCGATGTCCGCGGTCGCGCCGAACGTGCGGAACGCGATGCGGGTCGACAGGGTCGCGGGCTGGTCGACGCGGACACCGCCACGGATGTCCTCGTACACCTCGAACGACCGGGCGTTGAACACGATCGCCGCGTCGGTCGCCGGGGAGACGATGAGGGCGTCGTCGACGACGAGGGTCAGCCCGAGCGGGTTCATCGTGACCGAGGTGACACCGGCGGCGGTGCCTGCGGCGTTCGACGGGCCCAGGTACGGGAAGATCCGGTTCCCGCCGGAGTCCTTCGCAGCGCCGAGCTTCGCCCACACGCCCGTGGAGACGAGCAGGTGGGTCGGCATCGCACCGAAGTTCGCGCGCATCTCTGCGGCGGCGAGGTACAGGTCCTCGATGACCTCGTCGCCGTCGGTGAAGTCGGTGACCGTGGAGGTCGCCGTCCCCATGCCGCCGACGAGCTCGGCCGCGACGTAAGCGTTGAACGCCTGCCGGGTCACTCGGGCCATGTCGTCGAGGATGAGACCGAGGAGCGCCGGGTCAGACCATCCGGCCGCCTGCTCGGACACGTCGACGTACCCGCCGAACGTCTTCTTGTCGACCTGGATGCGGTCGACGACCATCGCGGTGGACGACAGCTCGTCGAACTGGGCGAGCTGCTCGGCGGCCGACGTGTGCGTCGAGATCTTCCGACGGTAGAACGTCTCACCCGACGCCGGCATCGCACGGGTGCCGAGGGCGGAGAGGAGGGGGCCGGCGTCGGACAGCGACAGGTTGTTGAACACGTCACCGACGAGCGGTTCCGGGAGGAGACCGGCGATGTCGGCGGTGGTGTTCTCGGCGGCGACCGCCTCGACACGGGGGAGCTGTTCACCGCGCAGCATCGCGGACAGGTACTGCCCGGGGGTGACCTTGCGGGGCTGCGCCGTGATGACGAGCGGCGCCGTGGGGATGGTGGCCTCGGCCATGTTGGTGTCCTCCTCGGACGGTGCGGCCGCCTCGTCGGCGGTTTCTGGGGTTTCCTCGACGTCGACCGGGTCGGCCGGCGTTTCGGTCTGTGCGCCCGCCTGTGGCATGGCCTCGAGGGCCTCCTCGGCGGCGACGCTGGTGATCTTCGCCTCGGGGAAAGCACCCCACGGCAGGACGGACAGCTCGCGGAAGATGCCGGCCTTGACGACCATGACACCTTCGACGAACTCGTGGTCGGTGACGTCCACCCCGACCGACACGGCGTCGAGCACACCGTCGGCGGCGAGGGCAAGGGTTTCATCCGCCAGGGTGGTGGCGGAGAACTTCGCGGAGAACAACAGTCCTTCGTCTGTGTCGACGAGCTCGGTGACGATCCCGACCGGCTTGGTAGCGTCGTGGTCGCGCAACAGCTTCGGGCGGGCGGTGACGTCCAGGCTGCCGGCCTCGAACCGGACCCGACCGGTCGACGCGTGCGCGGTGGTGCCGTAAGGGACCGCGATGCCGGAGATCGTCCGGCGGGGTTCCTGGTCGGCGGGGCCGGCGTCGACGGTGAGCGGGGCGGAAAGTTCCAGTCTCACGAAAGCGTCTCCTGGGTCTGTCCTTCGGCCATGCCGGGCTCGAGCATGGTCACGGTTTCGCGAAGCAGGGCGTCACGGTCGAAGCGGACGACCCGGCCTCGGGCGATGACGTCGTCGGCCGACAGGCGTTCTTCGATGGTGCACAGGTACGGGCCGGCGTCGAGGGCGAGCTGGCGACGGGCTTCGAGACTGTTCGAGTACTGGACGGTGCTACCGCCGCCGGTCGGGGCGCCGAGGAGAACCGGGGTGATGTTGCACACCCGGGCGATCTCCAGGGCGGCGTGCTGCCGGGTTTCGAGGAGCTCGAGGTCGTCGAGGGTGATCTTTTCGGCCACCCATTCGACTTCGGCGTTCAACGCAGCGATCGCACCCTGGGCACCCAGGCGTGCTTCATACCAGGCGTCACACAGTTCGCGCAGTTCTTCGCCGGTCATCGGTTCTGTGCCGGCACGCTGTTGCAGGTACCCGAGCGCGAACGGGGTCGCGGCGAACCGGTAGGCGGCTTGCTCGAGCCGGTCTGCGATCGCGAACGTGCGCGCCCCGGATTCGAGCACCCCGGGCGACGAATGCCAGAACGAGATCACGTCGCGCCGGTCCAGGTTGTTGCCGCCGAACGTGATCTTGTATTCCCCGAACGGGGCGTTGCCGACGTACGCGCTCGCGTCGATGTAGACCTGGTCGGTCGGGAGGAGCACGAACGACGACGGAAACCCTGTCGAGTACCGGGACGTTACGTACCAGTGCGCCCGACCCCACCAGAACAGGCTGTCGATCGTCCACCCGAACATCCACGACCGGGTCTGGTTCGGGTCGGGGCGTTCCATCCACCCTTCGGGCGGTTCGGGGACAAGCTCGATCTCGTCACCGTTCCACAGGGTCCGGTAGTGCTCGAGGGGTAGGGCTTGGCCGACGGAGACGAACAGGTCTCGGGCTCGGCCGACGGCGGCAAGCTGCCAGGAGCGGCCACGCCCCGCGCCAACAAGACCTGTGGCCACCCCTGACAGCGGTGCGGGCAATGCCGTAGCGGCCACGCGAGCTCGGGCCGGTGCGGGTTCGGTACGGCGGGTAAAGATGCCCACGGCATCCATTGTCTCACCCGATCTGTCACAGATCGGACGCCCAGACGCAAAGAGATTAGGTGGTCCCCTAACGCGATTTGCGGGTGCCGGTGGCGACGACCGCCCGTGCTCGAGGTCGGGTCTTCGACGCCAAGGCGATCGCCCATACGGCGCACCTGGCGAGCTCGATCGGGCCGGGCGACCGGGCAGACTGCAACGCCATCCCGAACCGGGTCGGGGCGGCGACCGCACGGGCCATGTGCTCGGCCAACTGGTTTGACCCCGAGTGGGTGACCTTGCCGTCCAGGATCAAGTTGCGGACGATGCCGGTCCACTTCATCGTTTCCGAGTACCCGACGATCGTGCGCCGGCTGCGAAGGTGCGCCGGGGTGTGCAGGTCGAACTGGGGTGTGATCGCCAGGGTGGTGCGGGCCGGGAGGCTTGTGGCGACCGCCTCCCACATTTCCCCTTCGGACCGGACGACGAACGCCGTGTCGACGTGCACCCGACCGTCGTCGAGCTGCCAGGCGCGCACCCCAACATGCCGGAGCCCGTCGAGGGCGGCGTCGCACGCCCACACGAGCTCGGGGCCGGCCGGGGGTTCGTCGACCAGTTTCTCCCAGGTGCCGTTCGGGAGCCATCCCCGGTCGGTGGTTATCCACAGGTTCACCGAGGCGCGTAGGAACGCGTCGGTGTTCGGGAGCTGCGCCTCCTGCACCAACGTGTCGTCGGTGATCGTGTGCCCGAGCGCCGGGTTCGCGTAGGGCCACGCTTCGGGGGTCATCGGGTCCAGGTTCGGCGGCGGCGACCATTCCGCGAAATAGAACCCGGACGGTTCACCCTTCTCGATCTGCCGGATGCCGGCCTCCCGCTGCCGCAACATCCACGACGACGCCTCGGTGCCGGCTGTCGACCAGGCGGACAGCAACGGTCGCCGGCGTGCGCGTTGAGCGGGCATGAGACCCTGGTCGATCACGTCGGCGGACACGTCCCACACTTCGTCGGCGACCGCCAGGTCGATCGACAGGCCGTGGCCGATAACCGGGGTGGCAGCACGGGCCGCCCATTCGGACCCGTCAGGCATGGTGAGCGTGTTCCGCCCGTACGACCACCGGCCCTTACCGCCGAACAGCTCGATGAGCGTCGGGGCGAGCGACTCGAACAAATGGACCGCCAAGTCCAGGGTGTGGGCGGTGGAGACGACGAGCTGCGGGCCGCCCCGGTACACCGGTCCTTCGGTGAGCCACCACCCGATGAGCGCCTTTAGCGCCTGGGTCTTTCCGTTCTGCCGGGCGACCGACACCAGGCTCGAACGAACAGCCAACTCACCAGTTTCATCCAAGCCGAGCATCCGGTCCAGCACCCTCCGTTGCCACGGCATGAGCTCCACACCGAGCACCCGGGCGGACCAGGCGGCCACCAGGGGCCCCCACGACTGTTCGCCGACGGTGATCGTTTCCAACCTCGGCGGCATGTCCCGCACCTCGAGCCCATCGGCCGGGATCGGCGAGCGTTGCGCCGGTTCTGGCTGTTTTGGGGAGAGAGGGGAA